TTACGGTTCATGTCTATATTTATTCATTTTTCATTTAAATAATAGATACATGAAAAATACCCGCGATTATTATTTGGGTAACCCTAACTTACCTACAGGTGATGCTCAGTTTGAGTGGACACCTTCGATGATTAAAGATTTAAAGAAGGCAAGTCAAAACCTTCTTTACTTTGCTGAAAATTTCTTCTTTATAGTTAATCTAGATCGTGGTCGTGAAAAGATTGGTCTTCATTCTTGTCAAAAAAGAGCATTGAGGGGTATGAGAGATAATCGTTTTTTCATTTTACTTGCATCTAGACAGATAGGTAAAACTACCATGATGACAATTTACACGTTATGGCATGCATGTTTTAATAATGATCAACGTATTCTTATTGTTGCTAACAAAGAAGGTACAGCAAAAGAAATATTTTCACGTATTCGAATGGCATATGAAGAGTTACCTAACTGGCTTAAGCCCGGTGTAACTGAATATGGTAAAGAATCAATGAAGTTAACTAATGGTACATCAATTGGTATCAGTACCACAACAGGAACAGCTGCCCGTGGTCAATCTATTAACGTGCTAGTACTGGACGAGTTAGCATTTATTGAACCCCATTTAGTAGATCAGTTCTGGAAATCTGTTTTCCCTGTAATTTCATCTTCGAGAAAGTCTAAAATCTTTATAGCTTCTACTGCTAACGGTACAGATAACCTTTTTTACAAGATTTGGAACGGTGCTATAGAAGAAAAGAACGGTTGGGGTCATGATAAAATTTTATGGAATCAAGTCCCAGGTAGGGATGAAAAATGGAAATATGAAACAATGCGTACTATTGGAAGTGAAGAAGCTTTCAATCAAGAGTTCAATTGTGAATTTATTTCTACTGGTGAATTAGCTATAAATGAGGAATTGTTTGAAGCTTTAAAGGTAAATTGTCAAAAACCGAAGATTGTAATGGATGAAAACAATTACAAAATTTGGAGACAACCGGATGACAACGGGGTTTACGTAGCAGGTGTAGATATTGCTGAAGGTGTGCACCAAAATGCTAGCGTTGTTCAAATTTTAGATCTTAGAGATCTATCTAATATAGAGCAAGTTGCGTGTTATTGGAGTAATACTATTAACCCGTTTAATTTTACTAGTAAATTACATGAGATTTTGTTACAATGGGGTAACCCACCTGCATTAATTGAAAGAAACAGCTGTGGAGCTCAAGTTGTAGATCATTTATATAACACTCACCGTTACGGTAATATTGTTTCATTTGAAGCAGGTCAAGGGAAAGTTAAAAATAATAGAATAGGGGTTATATCACATACAAATACAAAGTATAGATGTGTTATGAACATGAGATATTTTATAAATGAGCTTCAGTCAGTTAATATTCGCGATTTAGAAACATTAGTTGAAATTAAGAACTTTATAAAGTATCCTAATGGTAAGTGGGCTGCTAAACCTGGTATCGATATGATGGATGATCGTGTTATGTCATTAGGTTGGGCATTATTAATATTGGACAACGATTTAATTAAACGTTATTTTGAAGTTTTACGTTATGATAATAATGGTCGTCCTGCAGAAATACGCAGGTATGACTATGATTACGGTGGTAAAGTTAATAAAAAATTGTTCTCGTGGTCTGATGATGATGAAATTAATAATGTCGATACCATAGTTTTTAATGAACAATTTGATAAACATGGAAATTCAGAATTAGATTGGATGAAATCTACGGGATGGTCTTTAGCTAGTGAATTTCAAACTCAAAGGTCTTTTAGTCCTGCTACCGATTTTGGTTTAAATAAAGATATAGATGGCCTTTACTAATTATACACAGTCTCCATTTAACAAGGAAAGAAAAGATAAGTTTGTCCTTGTAATACCTACCCCTAAGTTTTTAAAGGACGACGTTTCGAAAACCGTAAGAAGTAACGATTTAGTAGATCCCGATAAGGTTCAATTTTCAATTTACGGCAGTGTTATACCACAAGTTAGTGTTCCCGAGGTAGAAGTTAGATATTCAGGTCAAAATTTGCATGTTACAAGTCATAATAGACCAACCTATGCTCCATTAGATATAAATTTTACAATTGATAATAGATTTGGTAATTATTGGTTTATATATAAATGGTTAGATAAATTGCAAGACGATAAAAAGGGTTATTTCAATCCAGACATCGAATATAAAAAAGGAAAAGTTATAGAAGAAGAGTATATGGCAAATTTTACTATCTATGCTTTAGATGAATATAATAAGTTTGTAGCTCAGTTTGATTTTACTAAAGGCTTTCCCACAAAGTTAAGTGGAATTAATTATTCTTATAGAGATCCAAGCGAAATTGAATGTAGTTTTTCCATGGCTTACAGTCAATTTTATGTTAAATTGTTATCGCCCTGATATATTTATATGAAATAATATATTTTAAAGTTTCTTTTCTAAGAAACTATAAATATGTATATGGCACGAAGAACTATACAAAGTCCAGGTGTGGAAATTAATGAAGTGGATTTGTCCTTAAGAGCTGCTGATAAAATAGGGACAAATATTTTCATTACAGGTTTCGCTCCCATCGGACCAAATGATGAAATTTTGCAAGTTTCCAGTTTATCTGAATTTGAGCAAATTTACGGTCAACCAACAAACCCAGCAGAAAGATATTTCTACCACACAGTATCACAGTCCTTTGGAAGTAGAGCAAATATCTTAGTTAATAGATTACCTTACGGTGAAAACGCTGGTGATGGGTTTTCTAACAAATATTTCGCTACGGTTTACCCAGTTATACCTGTTAACTCCACAGCATACAAAGCAATTACAGCAGGTGATATTACAGGTACAAATTATCTATCGGCCAATATTGACACGGTAAATGGTCAAACAACTTCCCAATATTCACCAGCATCAGCTACCGACGACATTTGGTATTTTGTTGGTAAACCTGCTTTTGTACCGTTAACACAATCTCAATATATTGGTATATTAGATGATTCAGCAATTAATTGGAGTAATACAGTAGAAGCAGATTGAGGTAAATTTGCTACTTCGAATCAATCCACATTACAAGATCAGTTATCTGGTTTAGCAAGTGCTGGTATTATATTGCTTAATACAGCAAAAACAACAATTAATCAAAAATTAGAAGGTTATTATTCAAGTCTTGTTGATAATACAAATCTTTATGCAAGTACTGATTATGATGATATTGTTAGATTTTTAGTATCGAAGAATGAAAGTGATGTAAATCAAATTACGTACGATAGTTTGCAAACAGTGCCAAGTACAAGATTAAATTTCTTACTTTCAGCAACATACAATAGTGAAGCCACACCAGCTAATATTTCTGAAACACAGGAAAGTATTACAACGTTCAATATTAATAATAATAATTTTGATGATACTTTAGTATTAGGTATCTACAAATTAAGAACATCAGTCTTTTCGCCAGAAGTAACTAAATTAGATTACGTTTTGGAAGAAGGTTATACAGGCAGTATTAACTATTATAGACAAATTAATTCACCTAACGGTGGTGCTCCCAGAAGTTTTTACTTACCTCAAATTACTACTAATAATAGTGTTAATTGTGCAATTAAGATTAATCCTAATATTTCTGGTAGATTCGGTGTTGGTTCAATTAACGATGATGGTTCACCAAAACGTAAAATTAGGTTAATTACTGATCAGCTTATTAATAATAATTACGGTAGTGCTACAGCTTACCAACAAATTGTTGGTTGGACTAGTGCACAAATAACTGAGATAGCAGATGGTAAAGGTGTTTACAATACTGCTGGAGACACTTGGTCATCACTAGGTGTTACTCAATACGGTATCGGCCCGGCATCAGCATTACCATTCGGTAGATATAGTACAACTAAAGCATCAAATAATAAGATTGGTAATATTGGTGAAAAACTTGATCGTGTATTTGACAGATTAGCAAACGTTGATTTGTTTGACATTGATATTATGCCTGAAGGTGGTTTAGGTACAATTAATGCAACAGTTCAATTCACTGAAGTTTCAGCTAACAGACCAGCTAATAATGATTACTTTGATGATAGAGATTCAGTAATGGGTCTTAACGAATTATCAGCAACTGGTATTAATATTGGACCAAATGGTTCAGCTCTTAGAAGTTCTTGGTTATCAATTCAGAACAAGTTTATCAACTTTGCTCAAAATGTAAGAAAAGATTTTATATACATTTCAGATCCTTTGAGACAAGTATTTGTTACCGGTGATAACACCAAAGGTATTAATATACCAGGTCAATCGTTTCCGCTTAACATTTTAACACCTGTTAAACAGTTATACACCCCGATTAAC